ATGATGTTTGGTAAAAACTCAGAATTAAGAAAGGAATTTATGTATGAGTGATTTAACGATGTTTGCAGAAGAAGAAGTAACAAGTTATCCTGAAGATAACTATCCTATTTCAAAGGTAGCAGCTAACGAATGGAAATCGTTCGCAATGTATACTGTTGAATCTCGAGCAATTCCAAATATGATTGATGGACTTAAGCCTGTTCAAAGGTTCTATTTGTATTCATCAATTTTAAATAGTAAGAAAGATTTTAAAAAGGTATCAGCTGTATCAGGTATTATTTCTGATTATGGTTATAATCATGGTGAAGCTTCGGCAGCTGGTTCAGGTCAACTTATGGCCGCAACATGGAATAACAATATTTGTCTTATTGAAGGACGAGGTTCATTTGGTACTCGTTTAATTCAAGAAGCAGGAGCTCCACGTTACGTCTATACAAGGTTACATAATAACTTTAATACTTATATTAAGGATATTGATTTAAGTCCTGTACATGAAGATCCTGAACACGAGCCACCTGCATTTTATCTGCCTGTTATTCCTTTAGTACTTGTTAATGGCACTAAAGGTATTGCAACTGGATTCGCTACAAACATTCTACCACATTGTCCTGAAAGTATTAAAGCGGCATGTATAGAATATTTGCAAACAGGTAATATTGAAAATTCTATTCAAATAAAGTTTCCAGAGTTTTCAGGTACAGTTGAACAAAATAAAGAAGAAAGTCATAAGTATACCGTGTATGGCACTTATACTAAGCGTGGTAAAACACAACTCCAAATCACCGAAGTGCCATACGGCTTTGATCGCGAAAGTTATGTCAAAGTATTAGATGGATTAGAAGACGATGGTGATATTGTATCATACGAAGATCTTTGTGATAAAGATGGATTTAAGTTTGAAGTTAAACTAAAGCAAAACACTTCTGCTAATTGGAATAAAAATAAAATTATTTCTAAATTTAAATTAAGTAAACCTTATGCGCAGAATTTAACCGTTATTGATTTTAATGGTAAGCTTCGTGAGTATGATGATGCACGAGGAGTTGTTAAAGATTTTTGCGATTATAAAATGAGTATTCTTAAAACTCGTATCAATAAGCGTATCACTGAATGTACTAATGAAGTAAGTTGGTTAGAACTGAAAAAACAATTTATAGAACTTGTACTTGATAATAAGATTGAGTTTAAGAATAATACTAAGAAACAAGTAATTGCTCAAATGAAAGAGAATGGAATGGTTGTATCTGAAGAACAAGGTGATAGACTATTAAGGTTAAATATTATGAGTCTTACTAAAGAGATGGTAGTAGAACTCGCAAAACAAATTAAAGAAGCTGAAAAGCAACTTCGTTTCTGGCAAAAAACCAGTCCGAAAAAACAATTCATATCTGACTTAGAGGAAATTTGATATGTTTAAAAATGTAAGTGATTTAATGATCAATCAATTTGACAATGGCTTTCGTATTATAAAACAAGCAGACGAAAATAATAAACATTGGATTTTAGACGAACTCGATATTAAAATTGGAGATGTCTATGAAGTAGGTCCTAATGGATATTTTGAATTAGCACACAGACGTAACGATGAATAAGATATGGACAATATGGAAATATGCTTTAGGCGGATTTTCCGATGACAAGACAGAGCCGTATGATGATTATGTGGCTTTGCTTCGTACTATTATCGTCGGGGTTAATTTTGCTACATGCTTTTTTATTATAGCAAATGTAATTCATAATTGGTAATGATTAGAAAATATCTTAACAAGCATTTAAAAGTATCTAACTTACCTTTAAATGATATTAATACAATGTATCATGAATTCTTTCATAGAAAAGATTATGAATGGTATTATGCACCACAACATGGTGATATTTGTGTTGATGTTGGTGCTTGTGTTGGATTTTTTACTTGTTTAGCATTAGATGGTGGTGCACGACAGATATATTCTATTGAACCTAATAGAGAACATTTAAAGACTCTATTAGATAATACCTCTGATTATTTTATTGACCACGGAGAGACACCAGTGGTCCCTATCAATGCTGCTATTGGTAGTAAAGAAGAACATTACGAAAACATATTTGGACCTTCAGCAAAATTTAATTTAATGTCTTTTAAAGACTGTATGACACAGTATGACATTGAATGGATCGACTTTTTAAAAATCGATTGCGAAGGTGGAGAGTATGACATTTTTTCTCTAGAGAACGTTCCATTTTTGAGGAACAACGTTCAACACATTGCCGTGGAGTTTCACCTTGATTCCTTTCCCGAAGCTCCACGGCGATGGATCTATGTTCGAGATAATATACTCGGACACTTCGACGAAAATAAAATTCATTTCTTAGAACACGAAGATCGCGATCTTGCTTTTAATGATATCGCTTTAAGAAAAGCAGAGTGGGAGCCAGGTCGTTCTTTTATGGTGTATATTACAAATACTATTGATTGGGATCCTACCAGTTTGTAATATAAATCATGAATGAAGATGCAGGAATTGCATCTAATGAAACTGGGCTTGATACAATCTTGCGCCAATTATCTCCTTGAAAGTTAACTTTACCTGCTTCCATAAACGGTAATAATACTGACTTTCTCCATTCTTCAAATTTTACTAAGCCACCATATTGAGATGTTAAATGGCATCTTACTGCAATGTGTCTTACATTATGGAAAAGATAATCAAAGTATTCTTTATGTAGAATATTATATTCTGCGCCTGCTGCATCAATTTTTAAGAAATCTATTTTTTCAATTTTATGAGTATCAGTAAGTTCGTTAAAAGTCATTAATCGAGGTTCTAATTCTGATTCGATGTGTGTTGAACTTTTAAATACATTAGATAAGTCTATATCTGTTCTACCCATTGCGGCATGAATAGGAAATACTGCTTTTTGAGTACGATCAATAATATAATCTGAAACATTTTTTACTGCGGTTTTTAATTGTCTGCGATTCGGTTCAATCATATAAACCTTTTCTGCACCTTTATCTAATGCACTAGCTGCAAAAGCACCTATACCACAACCGACATCAACAACAACGTCTCCTGGTAATACTTCATACCACCAGTCATAATCTTTACGATTGAAATGTATATTATTAAGCTCAGCTACTTCATTAATCGACAAACCTTCAGTGTCGAGCTCGTATGAAAAAGATTTGGGTTTGAACATGCTATATCCTCACTTTGAATAAATAGTAAAAGTAATCAATTATTTTATATAGGAATTTCTATAAGTGACTATCAATAACTATTTATCTACCGGCGGCTTCGCTATAAAAATATCAAGGCTTCCAAATGTAGAATTTTTCAGTCAAAAGGTTTTGTTACCTGGTGTAACTGCAAACCCTGTTGAAACTCAAACACCATTAAGAGCTTTTTATAATGTTCCTGATCACATTCGTTTTGCTGATTTGGATTTATCTTTTATTATCGACGAAAATATGGAGAATTATAGAGAGATCTTTGATTGGCTACAAGGTATCGGTACACCAGATAATCTTGAACAATATGATAAATTACAAGCCACTGAAGAAGGCTTAGTTTCTGATATTAGTATCATGCTACTTAATTCTCATAAGAATCCAAATGTAGAGTTTGTATTTACAAATGCATTTCCAATAGGTTTAACACCTATATCACTTGACCTCGCTCAACAAGACGTTGTATACGCAGAAGCAACGGTTACAATGAGATATGACTCCTTTAAAATCAACAAGATGTAATTAAGGGGTTGACATTTGCTTTAACATGTGGTATAATAGACATGTTAATATAAGCAAAAGAGTTTTTTAAATTATGGATACAAATCAAATTTCTGAAATGTGGGCAAAAGATGCGCCCATTGATGAAACAAATTTAGTCGGTGAAAGTAAACGCATTCCACTTTTACACAGTAAATATTATAATCTTTATTATAAGGAAGTGTTACGCGTTAAAAAATTAAAAGCTGAATATAAAGAGCTTGAAAGATTAAAGCGAGAATACTATGATGGTAGTATGGATAGACAAACTTTAGCCGAAATGGGTTGGGAACCGTTCCAGTTAAAAATTTTACGGAACGATATGGATAAATATATTCAAGCAGATAAAGATATTATCAAGTTAAGTTTAACAATTGATTTTCATACAGCAAATGCAAACTACCTTGAAGATATAATTAAAACTATACATTCTCGAAATTTCGTAGTTAAAAATATGATAGATATTTTGAAATTTCAAGCTGGAGATTATTAAGTAATGTGGGAAAGGATTCTTAAATTATTTGAAAGACCTATTTCAGAAAATCCTATTGATCAAGCAATGATGCATACGTTGCCTACAATGGAATCCGAAATTGATCCTGCAGATTTGAATTTAGAAAACGCATATAAGACAAGATGGATTTGGTATCATACCATATTAGCGGTACTTATATTTTTCACAAACATGATACTATTAGCAATCTTTTTATTATTAGCAATAAAGTTATAAATTATGAGCGAAGTGATTAATGTAGAACACATTAATAGTGTGCATATGAAAGTGACAGCCGATGGCGGCGTTCGTCAAGAAATCGCTCAACACTTTTCTTTCCGACCTGAAGGTTGGCAATTCCACCCCAAAGTTAAAATGCGCGTTTGGGATGGATACATTCATTTATATCAACCAATGAGACCTAAACTCTATGTTGGTCTTTTTCCACACCTTAAAAAATTCTGTGATGATAGAGGTTATACTCTGAATGCACCAGATAATATCGGATTAGATGAACAAATTGATGACGATTACGGTATACAACTTGCAAAAGAAATCAATTGTAAGTTTACTCCAAGAGACTACCAAAACGAATACGTCGTCAATGCATTGCGTAAAAGACGTTCTCTTTCTTTAAGTCCTACTTCCTCTGGTAAATCATTAATCATTTATTTAATTCAACAACACTATTATCAAGCATTTGGTCATCGTACTTTAATTATTGTTCCTACAATTGGATTAGTACATCAAATGGCTGGAGACTTTGTTGATTATGGTTGTGAATCAGATATTATATACACAATTCAAGGTGGAGTTGATAAGAACACAAAAGCACCTATTGTTATTAGTACTTGGCAATCATTAGTAAAACAACCTAAAGAATGGTTCGATCAATTTAGAGTTGTAATGGGAGATGAAGCTCATACTTTCCAAGCAAAATCATTAACAACAATTATGGAAAAACTTACGAACTGTGAGTACCGACATGGATTTACTGGTACATTGAAATCATCTGAAAGTAAGACACATAGATTAGTATTAGAAGGTTGCTTTGGTCAAGTCAAAAAGATAATTAATACAAAAGAACTTATGGACAAAGGAACGGTTGCAAATTTTAAAGTTAAAGCAATCGTTCTATCACACAATAACGATACTCGTAAAACATTTAAAGATGCGATTAATAAGGTCAAAGATAAAGTAAAAAAATGGCCAGCTGAAAGAGAGTTTATCGTTAATCACGAAAAAAGAAATAATTTTATTAAGAACTTAGTTCATAGTCTGGAAGGTCAGAATAATTTGATATTATTTGATCTTGTAGAAAAGCATGGTAAATTATTAGAACCTTTGCTGCGCAAAGACGGACGTGAACTTCATTTTATATACGGTGGAACTTCAGGAGAAGAACGTGAACATATTCGACAACTGGTGGAAAATGATACACAAAAACGACATGATATACTTGCAAGTTATGGAGTGTTTTCGACTGGAGTGAATTTAAGAAGATTAGATAATGTAATTTTTGCTTCAGGATCGAAGTCTGAGATAAAGGTTCTCCAGTCTATTGGAAGAACATTAAGAAAGGCTGATGATTCTAATGAGGCTACTTTATATGATATTACAGATGATCTTTCTGTGGGAAGTTTTGAAAATTATACTTTAAAACATTTTAAGAAAAGAATTGAAATCTACGGAGCGGAAGAATTTCCTTTTAAGATATTTACTGTAGAAATTTAATACTAATATATCTTTAAGCCGGATAACCTAATTATATACTGAATTTTTGAGAATGTCAACCCTTTTTTGCAAAAAAATGAAAATAAATTTATACCTTTATTTTTCACTAAAAGGTGTACATATTACTCAAAATATGTTATAATATACAGAAATTTTATACATGGAGAACGTGACATGGCAAAGAAACGCAACTATGTCAATAACAAGGACTTATTACAAGCCTTAATTGATTATAGAAATGCCTGTAAAGAAGCTGAAGAAAGTGGAGATAGAAATCCACAAGTTCCTGAGTATGTAGGTAAATGTATTTTACTTATTGCTACAAGACTTGCAACTAAGCCAAACTTTTCGGGCTACTCATATAAAGAGGAAATGATTTCTGATGGAATTGAAAACTGTTTACAATACATACACAATTTCGATCCAGATAAATCTCAAAATCCTTTCGCATACTTTACTCAAATTATATGGTATGCATTCTTAAGAAGAATTCAAAAAGAAAAGAAACAAACATATATCAAATTTAAAGCATCTCAACAAATGCTTACTCAATCAATCATCAATGATAGTAGTGGACAAGACATACAAATGCAAGAACCACCTGAATATATCAGCGAATTTATTGATGACTTTGAAAGGAAATTAAACAAAAATAAAGAGGGAGACTAAATGAAAGTACTGGTCTTTGGACTACCTGGCTCGGGCAAGAGTACGTTATCACAACCATTAGCAGATTTGGTTGAAGGTGTTTGGATTAATGCAGACGCAGTTAGAGAAAAATATAATGATTGGGATTTCTCAGATGAAGGCAGAATG